GTCAACGCTGTAGCTGCCACATCGGCGTCCGCGTCCGTCTGGATGCTTTCCACAGCGCCTGTGTCAGCGTCACAGATGACGTAAAGCACTGAGTCACCTGAGGCATCCTCGGTTCCAAGGATGGCTACCGTCAAAGACGCGCCAATGGCAGAGTCGATGACGGGAGGTAGGAGAGTTCCATCCTTAGTGTCCGACTCAGCCGAATAACCGAGCGGGATGACATCCCCGGCATGAGCACCTGGGAACGACGGGGTCTGGTCAGCCGTGCTGGCTTTACCAGTCGCGTCGATATACGATGGGTCGGTCACGGTTACGTGACCCGAGCAGCCGGACAGGTCCGACAGCATGAGCACTGCGCCAACTCCGCGGTAGCGAAGGTCGGTGGTGCCTGTGTTGTCCAGCACCACATCCGTCACGAACGTGATGGTGAACGGACCCTCATCCGTCGTACCTGTCACGGTGACATCCGAGAGACCGTTTAGGTTCTCTAGTGCCGTAGCGACATCAGCCGCTGCGGCATTCGTACCGCGTACGATGGCCGCAGTCTCCTCGTCGGCTAGCTCAGGATGTGGGTACCTGACCTGAATCTTGAAGGAGTCGGTCCCGGTGAAGGAGCCGAGCGTGATGACCTGGGTGGACTGATTATTGCCACGAACATCGCCTGCCCCCATGTTAGGCGCAGGCGAGGCCCCCGCCTCACGGCGGTCTACCACACCAGTAACCTGGGCAACTGGGTGCCCGTGGATGGTGGTTCGTAGGGTCTTCGCAACACCCATAGTTACACCTCCACGATTAGGTCAACGGTCATGAAGTCGGTAGCCGTTGAGCCGTTGAGGATGGCCACACGTACCGGGCTCTCCAAGACGATAGGAGCGCCGGTACCAGCCGAAGATGCAGCGCCCGTCGCATCCGTCGGAACCACGTTCAAACCCGTTGCCGTGTCATCCTGCGTTGGGTTGATGGTAACCTCGGCGGTTGCGTAATCACGGTCGGAAGCATCGAGATACACAACGTCGCCGTTGTTGTCCGTAATCTCAATCTTCACGCCAGTGTCGGTACCTGCACCAGCCTTGGCCGCGGAAGCCCAGTTCCGCGCGCGGATGGTCAGCAACTTGGCATACTTCGCCCCAAGGTTCAGTGGGTTTGGACTTAGGTCGGCATCGGTGTCAACGAGCACACCCTCTGCACGCCTCTTCTTCAGTGTCATGTCTTACTCCTCTGCGTCTTCCGTCGCGGCAACGGTGACGGGTAGATACCTGCTTCGTGCCTTGCCGCCAGGCTTCGGGAAGAACTTGAGAACGTCCTTCCGGTTCCTTGTGTCCTCCTCAGCTAGGAGGTACAGCTCCAACATGCCTGTGGGCATCGCGTGGAGGAACTCCAGCGTCTGCACATAGGTCATCTTCCATAGGCGGTCTTTCGCCATTTGGAAGTCGCGCTCGTGTGCTTCTGCCTGTGGACGGGCGCGGGCATCCTCTGATGCGTCAATGCGGTTGATGTCGCGGGTTAGGACGGCATCGAACACCCGGTCATGCTTCTCCTGGGTGTGGGAAACCTCTTCCTTAGGCTCAGTGCGGTGTGGTACTAGGTCTCGCGGCATCAGGGTCCTTATGGCAGAGGAGGGGGCCTGCTCGTGGCAGACCCCCCCGCTCAGCTATTTATGCGCTCACGACGTTGATGAAGCGGCCGTGTGCACGACGTACGTCGGTCAGAAGCTCACCCATGAACAGCACCAGCGCCGTCTTGGCGTCCTGGTTCACGGGACTCTTGAACTCGCCCATCTGAGCCCAGCGCTGTGCGTGGCGCACGAACTCTAGGTACTGGGAGTTCAGGAAGTAGAACTCTGCCGATGGGCAGTCGTTGTCGAAGACAACCTCAGCGCCACGGAACGAGATGCTGTCGAAGCCCAGTTCCGCCATAGGCGTGGACTCGAAGCGGATGTTCGGCGTGGCAAGAGCCTCGTACGCCTCGTAGATGGCCTGAGTGGTGAACAGGCCGTCTGGACGCGACTTGGCAATCTGAAGCTCGTTACGTAGGCTGGACATGGTACGCACGCCGTCAAGCGTGGTCAGGTCCAGACCGTCCGTAATCTTCGACTGCCACCAGGTCTCAGTGGAGCCGTCAACGCCACCAAGGATGACCTTGCCGGTTGCGCCCGCGGTGACAGCGTCACCAACGATAGCAGGTACCGACAGGAAGTCCTTGCCTGCGTTTCCCTCGGTCGTGACATCGGCCCAGAGCATAGCGTTCATGTCATCCTCTACGGAGACACGAAGCTGCTCAATCTTAGCCTGGAGCAGGTTGACGATGCGGGCCGTACCCGCGTTCAGCAGCTCGTCTCGGCCTGAGATGGTCACCGAGCCTGAGTACTGCTTCCAGTCGTACTCGGCGTAGCCGAATCCGTCCTGGGGCGTGGTGTCAATCAGGTCGTAGCCGCTGTACGAACCGACGGTGTCGTTGAACGCGAACAGCACTGGACGCCTGATGGTCAGGCCGCCGTCCTCGGTCGCACGACCCTTCGAGTTCAGCCAAGCGAGTACCGGAAGCTCGACCGTAATCTGGTCAGCCAGAACAGGTCGAACCTTGTCGAACGTAGTTGCGATGAGTTCATCTAGCTGTGCTGCTGCAGTAGCCATGGAAACCTCTTGCGGCCGAAGCCGCTATCTCGGCTCCTGCGGTTACGCCTCGCTAAGTTCCACGCCGAGGTCGGCGCGGGCCTTCTCGAATGCCTCTGCGATTGCGTCCTTGACGTTGGTCGCCTTCAGACGGGTCTCGTCCACGTCAACCGAGGTCTTCGGTCGTGGAGAGGAAGCCTGCTTCTTTGCGTCAGTCTTCAACTCGATGAGCCTGGACTCTAGAGCCTTCGCTACCGTGGCCCTTACCGGGCCAACTGCTGTCCAGTACGCTGCCTCAGGGGACGCGATGCCCTCCTTGGCTGCGAAAGCCAACAGTTCGGGGCGACTGACGGTCAGGACGCCGAAACGACCTTCCAGTTCGTCTAGCGCCTTAGTCCACACACGGTCAGTGGTAGATTCGACGTTAGATGCCTCCAGACGCTCTAGCCGCTGCTCCTGCTCAAGGAACTTGCGAGCTAGGCCGATTTCTCGGCTGTCCCGGTCTGGGTCAGTCGAGTTCTCTAGGTCCATGCCCAGAGCCTCGGCAATCTGGTCGTCAGTAAGGCTCGACGCATCGAACACGGGCTCCTCAGAGGCGGGCTGGACGGGCGGGGTAGGAGGTACTTCTGCTACTACCTTCTTCGTCTCAGCCAGCTCCCGCTGGAGCTTGCCGATGGTCTTGTTGGTCTCCGTGAACTCGTCAATGAACTTCTGACGAGCCTCGTCGTCCGGCAGGACCGAGAGGTCTACTCCGAACAGTTCCGTGGGAACCTCGGGCTTGACTTCGTTGCCGACCTCCACCGGAGGGGGCGGAGTCTGCTCTTCTACCTTCGGAGTGGCCTCGGCCTCAGCGGCTGTACCCTCTTCCTTGGCAGCAAGAGCTGCGGCCTCTTCTACGGCCGCTGTCGCAGCATCCTTGACGGCTGCTGCTAGGTCTGCTTTCGTCATTTACACTCTCCTGCGGCTGTACCCTCGAAGGGCCTCGGGCGCGGTATGGGGTCGGACGTGCAGGAGTTGCGGTGTGGGGTTCCGCCCCCCACTTGCTGGCTTATGAGACCAGCTAGCTCACTAGAGCTTTCACCGCAGAGGGTGAGCGACGGGAATCGAACCCGCGAGCCCCCGGTTCACAGCCGGGTCCGGCGCAACCAACCTCCGGCGCACCCACCGCACTGGCCCTGGGATTCGAACCCAGACTACGAGGTTCAGAGCCTCGCCTCCTACCGTTAGAGTAGGCCAGTAGCTGCGACGGGAGGACTCGAACCTCCAGTAAGCGGGTAACAACCGCCCGTGTTGCCGTTACACTACACCGCAGTGCAGAAAGGGTTACCGGGCGTCCCCGGCGCTGCCGTGACCGGTACAGCTTTGAAACCCTCCTCGCAGGCCCTGAGGGGCTCGAACCCCCATCGGCGGGTTTGGAATCCGCAGTCCTTCCATTGAACGAAGGGCCTGAGCATCGGCCAGGGGACTCCGCCACTCAAGGCGGCGCATCCCCTGGCCAGCAACTGAACAGTCTGCGCGCTTTTACGGAGCGGGGCACGCGAGCCCGCGAGGAGCACTTATAGTGCTCTCACTATAAGGGTCACAGTAGTCAATGCATTTTTCGTTTCCGCAGGTCAGGCTATACGCTAGCGCTGGTAAGAAGCCGCTGTGATGCCTGCGCTTTCTGACACTTGCTCGGCTGACTGCGGCCCCATAGGACCTACGCCGCCAGCCGCTGCCAACATCTCAGGCGGGATAGTACCCTGGTTAGATGCAGCCGCGAGAGCGGGAGCGCTAAGAGGTCCCGGTACCATGTCGGGCCGCATCACACCCGCCTCCGCCTGAGCAGAAGCGGCCTGTGACTGTACCTGATTGAGCGCCTGTACCTGCTGCTCCTCAGGAAGATTCAACAGCATCCTAATGACCTGGCGGGGTATGTTCATCTCCCCCAGCACCCATCGCAGAAGCTCGGTCACATCGACGGGCGTGGTGCCGTCGGGGCCTGGCTGCGCCAGCGGGCCGACGACATTGAGGGTGGCCAGCGCATCGTCACGGCGCTGCTGCCAGCTCTTCGCCTCCTTCGGAGTCAGCGAGATTTCCAGCCCATACGCACCGGCGATGTCCTTGGCGCTGTACTCCCACGGGATGTCCACCTCAGAGTCTGAGAGGCGGATGACCCTCTCACGCTCGTAGAACATCTGCATGAGCTGAAGAACCCGGCGAGCGATACCAAGCCAGAAGTTCTCCAGGGCGATGCGCTTCTCAGATGCCCGCGTGGCGCTGGCGCTCACAACCTCAGCAGTCTCGGTCGCCGTGCGCTTACGGTCAGGGAACAGACCCCGCTGAAGCTCACTGACGCCCGTCGCATCACGAGCAGCCTGCTCTAGCTTCTCAGGAACCAGGTACATCTCCGACATCAAGTCAGGGACACCCAGCTCCTTGATTTCAGTAACATCGTGGCCAGTAGCCAGCTCGACTACAGCGCCGATTTCCTGCGAGCGCATGGCCTCCTTGCCCGCCTCAGTAAAGACGCGCTCGCCCGCGAGAATCTTACCTTGTGCACGCTCTAGGTATGTACCTAGGCGGGAGTGGTACAGGTCCTTCTCCTCAGCGATGTCTCGTAGGACCTCTAGTTCAGAAACACCACGAACACGGGTTGTGGTGGCGCGAAGTACCAGCGGGACAAACGGGTTCTTGTCCTCCGGGTCGGGGTTCAGCGAGAACGGGTTGGCAGACTCGTTCAGCAGGAACTTAGCTCCTTTCGCCCACACACACACTGTGCCCGTCTCGAAGTCATAGACAGTGTAGACCGTGACACGCTCATCCTCGTCCTTCACTGTAGCAAACGCCCCGAGGATACCCTTGTCGATGGTCGTGTCCGGCTTCAGCTCATCGAGCTTCTTACCATTCTTTCGCGAGCGGGTGTACTCCTGGAACAGCGGGTTGTTCTTCACCTCTTCGATGCTCATGTACTGCTTCTGCGCTACCCACGCAACATCCTGCCACTGCTTGGCGGTCACGTCCCACAAGAACATATCCCAGGGCACATAGTCTACCACAACACGGTCAGCAAGGATAGTAGCAACATCCTCAACCAGCGGGACGTTGTTAGCTATGTCCAGCGGTGTAGGCGCGCCCTCTATGCCGCTTGCCTCCTCTATGAGGGCAGCAACCTCGGCCATCACATCCGCATCCTGCCGGATGACTTCCTGAACCTCCTCAAAGAACTCATACCCAACCTTAGTCAGCCCTATCCCTGTGATAAGAGCATCCTTGACTGAGGCATTCCCACGTAGTTGCGCTTTCGTCTGCTCCCACTCCTCTGACAGCGCAGCAGTAGCTACATAGGCGTCATCTTCAGTAGACTCCCCCTTAGGAGTCACGACTAGGTCGATGTTAGCAGAAGTCATCGAGCTATACTGCGAGTCGATGTTACCGATGACGAGCGGCGTAGCGCCGCTGATGTAATGCCCGCTACCAGTCATAGCCGTCGAACGGCGGTGAGCCTCGTAGCGGTCCCATGCCTTGCGCGCCTCAGGATGCCACTTCTCGTTGAACTCCTCTGCTAGGCGCAGACGGTGCTCATAGACCGCCACCTTGGCAGCGTCAGACTTGTACTTCCTGTAGGACGGTATAGCCATCAGTTACGCTCCTGTCGCATACAAGCGCCCGTCGCGTTCAACGAGTAGTCCAGGCTCCCAGTCAGCCAATGGGTCCTTAGGCTCAACACCTAGCCAGCCTGAGACCTGCGGGGCTGTGAGAATCTGCTGGCGAAGATAGCCCATAGTCCCAGGACCGGGGGGCTCTGTTTCGGGCTTCTTGTCTCTCTTGGGGAAGACGGAGAAGAGAACGGTGGCCCAGTACCGCAGACCGTCGCAGTAATGCGAGGTCCAGTCGTGCACGGCGAGGGTGCCGACTCGGATACCGTTGTCGTCGGTACGCCATTTGTGGGATGAGATAGCGGCACCGAGACGGGCGGCGTGTTTGTGGTCCACAAGCACACGGTCGGCCTCCATCATGTTGGTCAGGATACGGACTGCATAGTCCTGGGCCTTCTGCTGCGGCGTGGTGATGATGACACCGTGCTGCGCGAGGTCTTCGATGATAGAGGTCTTCTTACCAGGAGCGCGGCTCTTGCCTGCGGGGTCACCCACGTTCAACATCGGAAGCCTGCCGCCGAAGCGGTCCTTGCAGTACCGGAAGAAGGCATTGGCCCACTGCTCAGACACCCAGTCCTGGGCCTCGATGCAGCCGATGAGGCGAGCAACAGGTACCCACTCAGTGTCTCCTGACGGCAGTCGCTTGGCGGCCCAGTCTACCTGGGAGAATGACAGAACCCCCAGGTCTCCCATGCCAAAGTCCCACATGGAGTAGAGGTCTAGGTCCTCGCGGTAAGGTACCTCGGTGATGCAGCGGTCGGGCGCGAAGTTGAAGAACACAGCGCCCTCGGTCACACCGATGAACTCGCCGAAGACCTCCTGGCGCAGGAAGGCACCCTCGTACTCCTTGAACAGCTCGTCAATGTACTCGTTAGGCAGGTGGTCGGTGTTGGCGTATGTGGAGGCTCCGAACCACAGAGCGCCGCGTGTCTGTAGCGGCGAGTCTGGGTGGAACTTCTCCCACATCCAGTCGAAGCCGTTAGGCGTCGAGCAGACCCAACCAGCCTTCTCGTAGCCGGTCTGGCGAAGGCGGCCCCAGAGGACACCCCAAGCCTTGCCGGTGACGTGTCGCCCCTCGTCAATGAAGTACCAGGTTAGTTCAAGGCCACGCATCCAGTTAGGCCGGTCTAGTGACCGGAACAGGATGATGGCCTCATGCTTGCAAGTGTGGCGGTTGGCACAACCGCAGTTAGCGATGAGTTTAGCCCTCTTCTTGGTGCTCATCCAGCTCGTTTCCTGCTTGCCAGTCTTCCAGAGCCCTGAGCCATCCATCATCTCGAAGAACTGCGGTAGGACCACGTCCTCCAGGACAGGATAGTTGATGGCAGCGATACAGCCTCGCGGGCCATGGAACTCCCCCTTCGGCATTGGCTGCTGGCTGAACTTCAGGCCGCGCGCGATGCCTGCGAAGGTCTTTCCACTACCAAGGCCACCGATATAAGCGCTGGCCCGCTGAGGGTTGATGACGAAGTCCCTCTGTGCCCCGAAGCGGACTACCTCTACGCCCAGCTCACGCGCTCGGGCAACCAGAGTGGGACACTCTGGCTCGGCGTGATGGCCGCGTCGTCCGCCGCAGTCGGGGCAGATGACCATGAACTCGCCTACGTTACATTCTGCACAAACCCAGCGGTCATCTGGGTCAGCAGGGTCTTCTGGACGGGCGCTCCCGCACTCAGGGCAGAAGGCTAGTGCTTCGAACTCCCCGAGGTCGTCTCCAGCGCTCCAGAACTCGTTGAGCTTGAGCGTCTTAGATATGGCCATACTTCCCTATACCTTCGGTTCGCGCTGGGCCGCGAACAGCTCCCGACGCTTGGGCAGGTGGTTGGTCCGTGGCACTAGGGATGGTACCCGCGTAGGCACGGGCTTCCTGCCTGCAGAAATGCGAACGCCGCCAGGCGTGGGGCCAACCTTACCCCCAAGTCCCGACAGCGGAAAGTCGTTTATGCGCTTCACTTCTTCTTCCCTAGCCCTTCCATAGCATTGGCCATACGAGCAGCGGACTCCTTGGAGTGCCCCTTCTTTCGAAGAGCCTCATATACACGCCACCACTTCGGGGAGTGACCCAGGCCAGGCATAGTGTCTCCCCCAGGGCTCGAACCTGGGCATCGGGCTTTTCAGACCCGCGCTCTGCCTACTGAGCTAGAGAGACGTGTAGCGAGAGGGAGTCGAACCCCCACAGCCTCGGCGGGTGGTTTACAGCCACTTGGGCTCGCCAGTGCCCAGCCGCTACGTGTCATCGAGTAGACGCGGGGGCCAGTCTTGAGCCCTACGCCTGCGTACTAGCGTCTACTCGAAGTCTCATGCGAAGTACCACTTCGCAAGTACACCGAAGAGGAGTTGAACCTCTCTTTCAGGGCTTATAAGGACCCCTACAGCAACCGGCTGTGTTCGGTGCGTCCCCACCCGAGGAGTCGAACCTCGCCCGCTGGCCTTAGGGGGGCCGTCGT